TACCCAATTAACTTCTGACCTTCGTATTTCAGGAACAACGGAGCCACCATTCTGACCTACTTCAGCGTCTTGAGAAGCATCCATCGCTTGTTGCTGTAAATAATTAAGTTCTTGTTCCGTAAAAGCTCCATCCCACCAAGCGAAAGGTTCTAAGTTTCGCATGTGCGGAGTAATTACATGTTGCATTAAATAAACCTTTTTCTTTGCGACAGAATAAAATGCACAAATTTTGTCGGGTTGTTGGATTGATTTTGCGTGATCATGTGAGGCAACCACGAGTTAAACAACAACATAGTTCCGGGAATCACATTGCTAAAGTGTATTTGAGGCGTTGCCATCCTTACGTCATCACTAGGCGTTGCCCACAAATCAGACATACGCTTACCGGGCCTTGGGTCATCAAATATAGGATAAGAGCCATTCTCAGGCACTTCTAAAAAGTAAAACCCAGATATTTGACTGTCCCCGTGTACATGCATGACATTACTGCCAGTACACGCAAACTCCTGACCCCACATACCAGACACATAAAACTCATACTCATCTGTTAAATAACCCTGATCCTTTAGAATACTAACGCCCTTATCCCGAAAGTAAGCCGCTAAGTACCCAAGGTCAGGGTCTTTAGCCATATGACATGTCTGTTTAACTACTGATGGCTCTATTTGCTCGTAGTATTTTTTCGTATGTTTTAGCGTGTCTTCCACCCATTCCGGGCGCTCTTCACGATAAATTGGAGAAGAGAAGTAAGCGTATACTTCCATACTATGAGTTAATGTAAGTAATTAAACTATCAGCTAAAGTAGTAACTTCGGATGCTGTTATGTCTGTAACTTCGGATGCAGTTTTAGTGCGACGATTTTCAACCAAAATTTCTTGAGCCATCCGAACGGCATCTAACTTATTTCTTTTTCCATCTTCTGTCCGATCTTCGGCGCGAAGAGCATTTTCAAATTCAACCTGAGCTTGCTGTTCTGTTGTAAGTGCCATAACGGTATCTCCTATCTAGGCAATTAAATTAAGACAAATTTTTCATTGGTATAGTGCCATACCAAGTTGTACCGCCGTCTGGCGAAAAGAAAAACCAAATATCCGTAGCATTTGCGTCTTCAGTACGAGTAACTGAACCTCCGGGAAACTCTACCGTGCCTCCTGCAAAAGCCACAGTTCGGCTTGCGGTCGCATCGTTAGTAAGAATCAACGTAAACGAGGACGCTCTACTAGAATTACTGTTTGAACCAGACAACGTAAAAGTGCAGTTACCCGTCAGTGTCGCTGTAAAAACTTGACCTGTGCTTACGTCTATTGTTTGCGATGTTCCCGTATTACCTAGCGCCGATACTTTGTCAGAAAAGATGCCCGTCATAAAACTGGCAGTAACATCCAACTCGCCCGTTCCTTTGGGTGTAACGTCGATACCGACATTGGTATCATCACCCGTAGCCGATAGTGTCGGGTTGTTCCCAGTGGCTGCGTTAGCCAAAGTCACTTCGTTTACAGCAGAACTTGTTGCTGTAACTTTAATTAGCTCCGCACCGTTGGTGTCGTTAATGCCCGTAACAACTTTAGGCGTCGTCAGGGATGGGCTAGTACCAAATACCAAAGCACCTGAGCCTGTTTCATCTGTTACAGCAGTGGCCAAGTTAGCAGAGGAAGGAGTACCTAACCAAGTTGCTACTCCAGAGCCAAGAGAGGTAATGCCTGTACCGCCGTTAGCAACAGGTAATGTGCCTGTAACTTGAGAGGTCAGGTCTACACCAGTGAGCGCACCACCCAGAGTAATATTACCTGAGCTAGTGACTGTGCCTGACAGGCTTATACCGTTGACTGTGCCTGTACCACTTACGCTGGTGACTGTGCCATCTCCGACATCAACTTGGCCCAAGGCGTCTACTACAGCAGCCCCGGAACCCGCACCGTCGAGGTAGACAATCTTAGCTGCCCCGGTAGGTATAGTGACGTTAGCGCCGGAGCCTTGCGAGATGTTAATGGACTGACCGCCTGTAGTAGCGTTCTCGATCCACATGACACGAGAGACGGTGTTTGGCCCAATAGTCAGCGTTCTAGTCGCCGTGAGGGTCGCACTAGATGTGACCTTAAAATACAATGCACGGGCCGGATCAGTCGCGCCATCTGCTACCGTGGTACTAGCATCAGCGTCAGAGGAAAATCCGTCTTGCGTGTTGTAACCCAGAGCTTCACCGATCAGCTCAAGGTTGGTATTTGTACTCGTACCCCAAGTGCCACTTTCATCACCTGTGGCAATTTCTTTCAATCTTAAATTATTGACATAAGTGGCCATTTCTTAACTCCTATAAAGAAGCATCTCCCGTTGCTGGTGGCACCGAGGTTGCATAAATCTTTGTATTTTGTCGAAGATTCAACGGTTGGCCGCAATCAGAGCAAGTGTCCGCTTCAAGCTCAGACTCGTCAAGATCGAAACCGCAATTCGCACAAAGTATCTCTACTTCGTGACGCGGATCAATTCCGCTTTCTAAGTTTTTAGCTTCATTTACTGTTCTCATGCCGCTATCTCCGTCCAAGTCGTTCCGGGGTTTGGTACTATTTGTCCCCATACTAGCACATTTCCTACCTGTCCAGTGGCTTGTACCCCTGTTGGATAGACGTTCCCTTTGCCTGTTTCTGTCGTGTTTCCTAATCCAGTGGTGCCCTGCACCCCTGTTACAAGAACCCTAAGAACAAGCTCAACCGTGGCACTGCCTAGAGCTGTCGTGCCCGCTACACCCGTAACATTGACCGTAGCGTCGGCATTTACTACCGGAGTGCCAAGGGCTGTGGTGCCCTGCACCCCTGTAGCAGAAAGGATCACACTCCCTTGTACCCCAGCGGTACCTAACGCCGTAGTACCTGCAACTCCAGTGGCTGCAACAATGGCATCTGCGGTTACTGTTGGACTTCCAACTTGTCCCGTGGCTGCGTTTCCAAGCACATCCACCGCACCGTCGGCGTTAGCTACAACATTGCCTAAAGCAGTCGTGCCCGCTACGCCTGTCGGGAATACCCCAACACCTTCTTGAACGGTTACTGAGCCAACCGCACCAGTGGCAACAAGCCCAAGAGACTCATTCCAAGCGTTTTGTCCCCACGTTCCACGGCCCCAACCGTCTAAATCAACGGTGACGTTCCATACGGTATATCCAGCTATACCTGTGGCCGATACACCTGTAACACTAACTGACGCCGCCGCTTGTGCTGTGGCGCTACCTAAACCAGTGGTACCTGAGACTCCCGTGACAGATACAAAAGCGTCTCCTGTTACAGAGGCACTTCCCACTTGTCCGGTGGCAAGGGGCATCGCAGGGCTATTATTGCCCCATTCTCCGCCACCCCAGTTGCCGTAATCCCAGCCCCCTAAAGGGACGGTAACGTCAGCCATTTAGCACCTTCTACGCAATACGAATTATCGCGTTGCTAGAGTCCGCAGTCGGGAACACAATGGTAAAATCACCGGCGGTAGACGTCTTGTCTGCGCCAAAATCCAACACCGCCACCGATGGATCACCGGACTGAGTGTCATTAAAGATCAATGCGCCACGAGCTGTAATGGTAGCCGTAGAAAAAGTCAGATCATTAAAGTCAGTAAAGGCGGTAGTTCCAGAACTAGTCGGAGCAACGGCTGTCAAAGCAGCGCCTTTCGCTGTATATCCAGTTCCAGACACTTCGTTAGTAGCGGTGTATGCCGTGGTCGAAGCGTCTAAGCTTGCTGAACTTGTGTACAAAGCAAGATTAAAGGTGTCGGCAGTAGTGCCTGCTCTAGCGACCGTGGTTCCAAATGCGTGTATACCGTTAAGAAGCTCCACTTTGAAGCTCGTACACATTGCTTGAGTAATAGCCATAATGGGCCTCTCCTATAGTTTACGGATAATATCGGCCAATTCTTTTTGGCCTTGCTTTTCGAGTTCTGCACAAATAGTGGTTCTATCTGATCTGATAGCCTCTTTCATGTAAAACACCAAAACTTGTCTAATTTGGTCTTTAAAAACAAGGGCTTGCGCCCTTACCTGCTCATCAGCGTCTTTACTAACATGCAGTAACTTGTCTAGGGCTCGATCTGCCAGTTCTTCTGGCGTCCAACCACGATTGCTGGTGGTTTTAACCTCTATTTTAAACCCATTGTCTACCGATGTTTGTACGCCTTCAATCATGGGCCGGGACTCTCTGATTTAATAGGTATCCTAATCATGCCATCACGATATTCGTCACGACGACGGCGCCCTTGTTGCTCAATGCCAAGGCCTTGAATAGCTTGCTTATAGCTATTCTCAAAATACTGGACCATATCTAAAGGCCCTTTGGTGTAACTATACGCCTGTATCAGACAGGCATACAACAATGCCTCAGGGGCATTGTTGCTTGTCCAAGTTGTTGTATTACTTGAAGAAAGCTGTGGCGGCCTGTAGATGTAACCTAGCTGCACCGAGTAAGTTGTGCTTGGCGTCGGTGCTATACAAAAATTGCTTTCATCCCAAACCGAGTAATACTTTGGTACTCCGGTTTCGGTAAAATCAGGCCAATATTCTTTGATAAAAGAATTGTCCCTGAAATCCAAAAATATCTGGTCTCCTGCTGCATCAGTAAATATCAGGTATCGATGCGTCAGTATGTCCGATGGCATTGTCAAAAAACGATCGCCACTGGTCATAGAAGCAGTTGATTCTTTTTTAAATACGTCGAGGTCAATGTCCCTAAGAATCCTGTTCTCGGCCATTGTGATGAATGTATTAATCACACTGTTAGAGAAGACATTACTGTCCACCTCAGTGTAATTTCTTATGTTTGTCACTAACTCATTGTATGTCATGGCGTCACCACGGTAACATTGCCTATTTCACCTACTCCCTCTACCGCTATCGTAGACGGGGCAGGCTGCATAGAATTTGGTATCGTCTCGAAAGGAGTGTCTCCTCCTGCGTTGTTG